GAACTGCTTTCCAACAGCCTCGGCTCCGGCTTTTTCTTTTTTCTTCAGTTCAATTTGCTCCTGAACTTCAATGTTCTGTTCGTGAATCGTTATGACACCGGGAAGGTTGCCATAGGAGCTAAAGTTTCTATCAATGAATTCTTGGTTATAAACGAGTACATCATAGTCAGCGCGGCTGACGCCATCACGCCAAGTAATGGCTTCGTCATGAGATGCAATCGTTTCAGCCAGCGTAGATTTACCTGCGCCGTTTCTACCGAAGAAGAAATTGATATATGCCGGCACAACGGTTGTGCCAGTGTTTTCGAACGTCGCACCATCAAGAGAGATCTTCTCGATTGCGGATGTCATTTTATCTGCCATACTGTACTCCTTCTACCACCAAGTGGTCTTATTCTTTAATTCTGCCGGTGCGAACCCATTCGTCGACCTCAGAAATCTTAAATTTATATCTTTTCCCCGCCTTGTACGCAGGTAACTTACCTTCTTTTATCCAAGTGCGAACCGTGTCTTGGCTTAGGCTCAAATGCTCAGCCACGTCTTCAAGATTAACCCATTTTTCCACTTGCATTTCTTCATATTCTTTACTCACGGTTTTTACCTCCATCTTATTTTCCCAATGAGTGTTAATAGGAAAGGACAACCAACTGTACACCTCTGTTACGAAGAGCCTCCACAATATTGATGCGTTTGACCGCCCAATGTGGTCTATCAAATTCGTTATATGCGCTTGCCCTACCAATCCCCAGTGTTGCTGCTTCTTCAATCAGCAGGCACTGCGAGACATCCTGCAGTTTCGTAAATCCAAATTGGATGGTATTATCCTTCATTTGAATACTGTTTATAAAACCGTATGCCGCCTGGTGTGTGGCATCGGTTGCTCCGCATCTATGATTCTGTGTCGCCACGACTGTAGGAAAACTCCGAACCGCAGCAATTTCCGCTTCACCGAATTCTATCAGATGGGTCACAATATCATCCTCGGTGTCCTGCAATGCGTCCTTTTTCAACACATAGAATCCTGTCTGCGATATTGCTTCGTTGCTAACTACAAACAAATTATAAAATGCCGTATTCATTTTCGGCGGTAAACCGGCATTATACGGTGCCTGTTCCACGGGGAGTCCCGTGCCACCAAAGAACACATTGGTGGTAACCTTATCTGTGTGGGCAACGAATGTATCTACCTGCCCAAAATTCAAAGTGCGGTTTTCGGGTGTAGGCTGAATCCCCGTAGGAGGAATTGGCTGTAAATCTTTACTCATCCTTCTTTCCTCCATAGTAATTATTCGTGATTTGATCCACATGGCTGATAACCTGACCAACGGGACCATTAAAGTTAAATGTGTTGAAAACCGGATTGTTGTTTACCATTGTCTGTGATGGCTGTGCTTCGACCTTTTCAGGTTCAGGGTCAACTACCTCGGATTCAATCACCGGTTCGGCTTCCGATTCGTATTCCATTTCAGTTTCCGTCAAGGTGCTATAGGTTAAGCGAATATTGCGACTACTTGTTTCACCCAATTTAGCAACATACAATCTCTCTGCGCCGCCTCTTGACGGACACCAACGATTGTATGTATCAGCACCAACTCTGTTATCCGGGACTTTTACAATAATGTAATGCCACAGTCCAAGCAAAAAAGGTTGCAGGCACAACTCTGTTGCTGCCAAGATTTCCGTTTTTGTCATGGTCGAGCCATCTTCGCACACATAGAAATCCTGGTCATCATCAATTTGCTCATCCGCATCAAGAACCTCAACGAGTGCCTTAACCAGGTACTCGTCTTTTTTTGTGTCTCCACCTACATCGATATAGTCCTCTACATAAGAATTCATCGCAGCGAGGCAACGACCGTATTCGTTTTTCATCCGTGCATCAAAACTGGCAACTACCGCATCATCGGAGACAGGCAAATAAGTACCGCCGTTTCCTTGGCACGATTTATATCTGGATGTGGCACTCTTTACGGTCCCCATCATGGACTGGTTTGGAAACTGATAATCCGGCTTCGCTATTTCCACCAAATCCATCATCAATATCGGATCAGCCATACCATCCGACATTCCCTTATAGTGTTCTCGGACGCCCATGCGTTGCTTTCTTGCTCGTAGGAGCAGCGTAAAAAATGTGCCGCCGCAGAGTCTGAATTTTTCTTTGTTTGTCATAAATTGTCCCTCAAAGCAAATCGCAACGCTAACAACTGGTGCAACCATAGCACTGCAACTCTAATAACTATTGGATGTCCCTGTGAGAAATCGCAGGGACTTTTCTATTGGTGTGGGGCAGGAATTAACCGTTCAACAAACCCTAACAAACCCCACTAAAACAGTATAACACATTTTAACCCGAAATTCAATGAATCTCGTGTAAATTACTGAAAATTTCGCAGAAAAGCCTGTGATTTCCCACAAGAAATTCATTTCTCAGGAGGAAATCACATGACAAAGAGAGAAAATCAGCAGTCAAACCGCATCTACAAGATTTACATCCACCGCATCAAGACCTGGATTGAGGTCACCAAGGAACAGCACGATGCCTACTACCGCGACATCTGGGCCACCCGCAAACGTGCTCAGACCCACGGTCAGTGTATGTGTCCGAAGTCCAAGCTGTGGATGTGCGATGGTGATTGCCTCGCCTGTGAGTTCAAGGCTGCCGGGGACAGGCTCTCCCTGGACTACACCACCGAAAACAAGAAGGGCGAGAAGACAAGCCTTCTGGACACTCTCGCATCCGATGACGCCAGTGCCGCTTCCATTATGGAGGAAGCCGAACTGCTCACCGCCCTCTATAAGCGTCTGCAGGAACTCGACCCCGATGGCCGCCGTATGTGCGAACTGATTATGCAGGGCAAGTCCGAGCGTGAGGCCGCCGAGGATATGCAGATGGCCCGTTCCACCTTCAAGCGCCGTTGGAACACGGTCAAGGAACTGCTCCGTGAGCAGCTGAAAGATTACCGCTAAAAAAATTTCAAAAAATGTGGACCACTTTGCCGGTTCACCTCCAGTGGGTGGTGTAAGGAGCAACACCGACACCGCTCCTCAAGGAGGTGAACCGATATGCAGGATTCCGAAAACATGGTGATGACACAGGACCAGGAACTGGTGGATGTCCTTCTGGACTTCGTCATCGTCGCGGCAAGCCTGGCGAAGAAAATCAACCAGGCAATGAAAATCAAGACAATCAAAGAAGGAGGTACCGTCAATGGGCAAAATGAGCGAATTGGAAATGGCAATCAGCGACCTGCGCAATGCCGCCGCCACTATTAACGATGTGGCAAACACCCTGGCCGAGATGTTCGGTGGGGCTACCGAAGCAAGCGAACCTGCCAAGGAGCCCGCGCTGACTTTGGAACAGGTCAGAGCCATTCTCGCGGACAAGTCCCGCAAGGGTCACACCGCTGAGATCCGTTCTCTGCTCCAGAAGTACGGTGCAGCCAAGTTGTCTGGGATTGACCCCGCCAACTACAAGGCGCTCCTTGCAGATGTGGAGGGACTTGCCGATGGGACGTAAACACGCAATTCTCTCCGCATCGTCCTCAGACCGTTGGCTCCACTGTCCGCCTTCCGCGAGGCTGTGCGAGAACTACGAGGACAAAGGCAGTGACTACGCTGCCGAAGGTACCGATGCCCACACGCTCTGCGAATACCGCTTGAAACTGGCTCTCGGACTTCCCGCAGAAGACCCAATCGAAAACCTCTCCTGGTACAACGAGGAGATGGAGGATTGTGCCGCCGGGTATGTGTCCTATGTGCTTGAGCAGATGGAAACCGCAAAGCAGGTCTGTTCTGACCCCATCGTTCTCATCGAGCAGAGGGTCGACTTCTCCCGATGGGTCGAAGAAGGGTTCGGAACCGCAGATAACATCATCATTGCGGATGGTGTCCTAAAAATCTGCGATTACAAGCACGGACGTGGGGTTGAGGTGTCCGCCACCGAAAATCCGCAGATGATGTGCTATGCCCTCGGCGCTCTGGAACTGTTCGATGACATTTACGACATCGACACGGTCAGCATGACCATCTTCCAACCGAGACGCGACAACGTCAGCACCTATGACATTTCCAAAGAGGAACTTTACCGCTGGGCGGACGAGGTTCTGAAGCCCGCCGCTGAACTGGCATTTGCCGGGGATGGCAACTTCCTCTGCGGTGAATGGTGTGGGTTCTGCAAGGCAAAGCATGACTGCCGTGCCAGAGCCGAAGCCAATATGGAACTGGCAAAGTACGATTTCAAGCTGCCGCCTTTGCTCACTGATGAGGAAATCGAAGATGTCCTCGCCCGTGTGGATGACCTTGTCTCTTGGGCATCCGACATCAAAGAGTACGCTCTTCAGCAGGCTATCAGCGGCAAGACCTGGTCCGGTTGGAAGTTGGTCGAGGGACGCTCCAACCGTAAGTACACAAACGATGCCGCCGTTGCCGCCACGGTAACCAATGCAGGCTTCGACCCTTATGAGAAAAAACTCCTCGGTGTGACCGCCATGCAGAAGCTGCTCGGCAAATCCCGCTTTGAGGAACTGCTCTCATCCCTCATCGAAAAGCCGCAAGGCAAACCCACGCTCGTGCCGGAGAGTGACAAGCGTCCGGCAATGAATACAGCAAAAAATGATTTTATGGAGGAATTTTAATATGTCTAACAACGCAATCAAAGTCAACAACCCTATGAAGGTCATCACCGGTCCCGACACCCGTTGGTCTTATGCCAACGTCTGGGAGCCTAAGAGCATCAATGGTGGAACCCCCAAGTACAGTGTCAGCCTCATCATCCCTAAGTCCGACACCAAGACCGTAGCCAAGATTAAGGCTGCCATCGAAGCCGCCTACCAGGAAGGTCAGGCCAAGCTGAAGGGCAACGGCCGCTCCGTGCCTCCTCTCGCAGCCATCAAGACTCCTCTCCGTGACGGTGATGTGGAGCGTCCCGATGACCCCGCCTATGCCAACGCATACTTCATCAATGCCAATTCCGCTACGGCTCCCGGCATCGTTGACGCAGACCGTAATCCCGTGCTGACCCGCTCCGAGGTTTACTCCGGTGTGTACGGCCGTGCCAGCATCAATCTGTACGCATTCAACTCCAACGGTAACAAGGGCATCGCCTGCGGTCTGAATAACCTGCAGCTCATCCGTGCCGGTGAGCCTCTGGGCGGTAAGGCTTCCGCTGAGTCCGACTTCGCCACCGATGCTGATGACGATTTCCTGTCTTAAGGAGGTAACGCACTATGGAACTGATTCAGACTATTCTCATCACCGGCATCCTGGCAATGTGGCTGTGCTTCAGTGTGGTCTTCCTGATCACCGCAGTCCAGAACCTCATCTATGACCGCAAGCGCGAAAAGCGTGAGCGTGAACAGGCAGCACGCGACTTGGAGTACCACAACAAGCGCATGGAGAATCTGCTTAAGTAAGAACACCTCAACCCAGGGTGGCGGAGCAATCTGCCACCCTATTAGGGCAGCGAAAGGAAAAAATAATGACCTTTGAAAAATATATGAAAAACGAACATACAGGCAGAGACAATGCCATCAAAAGCAAGGCTCTGGAAAGCATATTTCACTGTAAAGGCATAGAGATTCGCCAAATGGTCAACGAACTCAGATGCCTCGGTGTCCCTATCTGCTCCTGTAACCAGGGGTACTACTATTCGACACGTACAGCAGATGTGCGAGAGACCATTAAGCATCTTGAGGGTCGAGCCAGCAAAATCAAGGCGGCGCAGGATGGTATGGAAAAATACTTAGCGGAGGATGCTGACGGCTATGAAGACACTCTCCATTGATATCGAGACCTACAGCGATCAGCCGCTGAACAAGACCGGTGTGTACCGCTATGTGGAGTCTCCCGTATTTGAAATACTGCTCTTCTCCTACAGCGTAGACGGCGCACCCGTTCAGATTGTCGACCTTGCCTGTGGTGAAAAGATTCCCGCGGAGATCCTATCCGCATTAACCGATGATTCCGTTACCAAGTGGGCATTTAACGCCAGCTTTGAACGCATCTGCCTTTCCCGTTTCTTGGGCTATCCCACCGGGGATTACCTGGAGCCGGACTCCTGGCGCTGTTCTATGGTGTGGGCTGCCACGATGGGACTGCCGCTTTCCCTGGAAGGTGTCGGTGCCGTGCTTGGCCTTGAGAAGCAAAAGATGACCGAGGGTAAGGAACTCATCAAATATTTCTGTCAGCCCTGTGCGCCTACAAAGACCAACGGTCAACGCACACGAAACCTCCCGGCACACGCACCGGATAAGTGGCTGGCTTTCAAGAAATATAACGTCCGAGATGTTGAGGTGGAAATGTCCATTCAGACCCGCCTTGCCAAATTTCCTGTGCCGGACAGCGTGTGGGATGAATACCACCTTGACCAGGAAATCAATGACCGTGGTGTTGCCCTTGATATGGAATTGGTAAAACAGGCTATTCAGATGGACGGACGCTCCCGCTCCGAACTGACCCAGGCTATGAAGGAACTGACGGAACTGGAGAACCCCAACTCCGTGCAGCAGATGAAGGGATGGCTCTCCGACAACGGGATGGAAACCGACACCCTCGGTAAAAAGGCTGTGGCAGAAATGCTCAAGACCGCATCACCGGAATTGCAGACAGTGCTGACCCTCCGTCAGCAGCTTGCAAAATCCTCGGTGAAGAAATACCAGGCAATGGAGACCGCAGTCTGTGCCGATGGCCGTGCCAGAGGTATGTTCCAGTTCTACGGTGCAAACCGCACGGGAAGATGGGCGGGACGCATCATTCAAATGCAAAATCTCCCTCAGAACCACCTTGCGGATTTGTCCGAGGCACGAAGCCTTGTCCGCAGCGGTGATTTTTCCGCTGTGCAGATGCTCTACGAGGATGTGCCGGACACGCTCTCTCAGCTTATCCGCACAGCTTTCGTTCCCCAGGATGACCGCAAGCTGATCGTAGCGGACTTTTCCGCTATCGAGGCCCGCGTCATCGCATGGCTTGCAGGTGAAGAATGGCGTCAGAAGGTCTTTGCCGAGGGTAAGGACATCTATTGCGCGTCCGCTTCTCAGATGTTCGGTGTTCCCGTGGAGAAGCACGGCATCAACGGTCACCTCAGACAGAAAGGCAAAATCGCAGAGTTGGCTCTTGGCTATGGTGGATCTGTCGGTGCGCTGAAAGCCATGGGTGCATTGGAGATGGGTCTTACTGAGGACGAACTTCAGCCTCTGGTATCTGCCTGGAGACAGGCTAACCCCAATATCACAAAGCTTTGGTGGGA